GAAGAAAGGAAGTTGAGAATTCCCTCGTTTCCGTACCTTCATAAGAAGCCAGGATTGGGTCATGTGTGATTGGGTCCCCTCTTTCATTTACTCTTTGTCTGGATTCGATATTAAACCCTACTCTGGCTTGTGCATTGAGATGTGAGTCGATCCTTATAACTTCCTGGTTCTGGAACAACCTAACGAAAATAAGACCTTGTCTGTTAGTTGGATTAGGAATATTAAGCATGTATTGCTTGATATCGGGTACTGTGGAAGGTGTCTCTCCCCACACAGCCCAGTTACTGCCATTCCACAGATATGCAGTTCTCTTTCCAGTATCATAATATATCTGGCCTTCAACCGGATTATTTGGCATGACCGGCAATTTATGCAAAACGGCATTGAGAAGCTGGTTTGTTTGTAAATCCAGGTTTTTTTTGAATATTGGCATAGAAAAAAATGAGTTTACCTGGTTATCCGATAATCACGATCTGTCCAGTGATCGCAGTTGCTGCAGTCCAGGTTAAATCCCCTGTTGCATTTACGGTTATGTCCACTTCAACTGAATAACGGGTTGTGGAAATAATTTCATAGACCGCTGCGATTACGTCTGTTCCGCAACCATGAGTTGCTGCTGAAATGGTTTGGGTGGTAACAGCAGTGATAATCCCCACATATTTTTTAGTTCTCCCGGTGGTCTTTCCATCCACATATGTTTTGGTGGCTTTCTGGGTTGCAAGCCTTGTATCACTACTCGCTGCAAGGTTGCCATCAGTATCAATGACACCGGCTTTGAAGTTGTCGGTTTCCAGGTTGCTGATCGTGTTGGAATCAGCATCAATAGATTTTGATGTTAGGGTTTGAACGGCTGCCAGCCTGACCAAATCAGAAGATTCCGTATTATCGATACCATCGAAATCTGATGCAGTAATACCAGAGCCTTTGGTAACATTGGCAATGACCATATCACCAACACTCACCCCGGAACCTGAAGGCGTACTCACTCCTGAAACTGCTCCTGCAACTGTTACTTTCCAGAACCAGCCTTTCTGAATTGTAGTGATCCCCTGGGCAACAATTGTCTGGCTACCATCAAACGTGCCTTTGTAAACCATCCCGGAAGTGATCTGCCCCTGAACACTGGCAATCTGACCATCGACATAAGTCTTGGTAGCTTTCTGGCTGGCCACTTTGACATCTGAGTTTGCATTTAAGGTACCATCTGTGTCCAGATAGGATAATGGCATTTGTTTGATATCATCTACGTTCCCAAGCCCGACCTGTGCCTTTGTCGTTGCATGGGGGTTTGCCGTCGATGCAATATGGGTATCAATGACAGCATGGGTATTGGTGCCCCTGTTCACCAGTGTGTTGTGGTCAATGGAAGAAGGATCAACCGATTTCACCCAGGCCGTGCCATTCCAGTACTTTTCATAATTGTCAGTTGTATCGAAATACTTCTGACCCTTTATCGGGCTTGACGGTGCTGATGCCAGGTTCTGGATAACAACATTCTGCAATTCGTTTTTATTGAAGTCCAACGGGACCAATACTTTTTTTGCCATGTTCTTTAGTTTAAGGTTTATATAAGGTTAACTGTAAATTATTTTTCCACTTGAAGCAGGATTAAGACTGATCACCATCTGATCGGTCGAATCATGAGTTACTTCCACTACCAGCTCTCGCCCGGTGGTGTCGACAACAACCACAGTTGGGTATTTCTGAAGGTTGTGCTGAACGGTGATTTCGGATTGGTTTACAAAGGACTGCACTACCTGAAGCGTTGAGTCGCCACCACCACCACCAGGAACGCCTGTTCCGGCAGGATCAATGATCCGGTACAGGAAAAAAAGTTCAATTTTTGCACTTCCGGATTTGGGGTTTGCTCCACCACAAAGGCAAACATAAACAGGCGTGTTTTCAAAGATCTGTGTTGAGAAAACCGGAGTCATCCTTTGAATGACCTTACCGGATGACATCAAAAAATCTGATGGAAAATATCCCCAATCCCGGGTTTCAGTGTCGCCATCTGTTGTCACGTTCAAAGTTTGTTCCCGATATATCTGCAACCCTCCAATTGGCCAAGGTGTTGGGGTGATCCGGGCAATGAGAGAAATTAACTCAATGACTTTCCCGGCTCCAGGTGCTGGGATGATCTCATTTTTATCGGTCAGGTGAATACTTTCCTCTTCAGTTATAACATGTTTCCCTGCAATGACTGGCGAAGACTGGACATTGAATAGCCAGTTGTAGAGTTCAGTAAAGTTCTCGTTGATTTTCTTCCCGCCAACCCGGAGCTTATCGCCTCGTTTATCGTCCGGAACAATCCCTATATTTATTTCTTGTCTTGCCATGCTTAATATGTTGTTTGGTCAAATGTTATTTCCATGTCATCAAAACTTACTTCGTTGTTATCCCAGGTCAAAAGCTTCGGCACCAGTATCGGATTTGCCGAACTCTCTGGAACATGAACCGAAAAGAAAGAGTTCTGATACGAGCGATCGTATTCGATTTCCAAGTTGTACAGGTATTCTCCATCTTTTAAGAATGGGGTTATTTTGGCTGATTTGACAACGATCTGGAACAATTCATTATTAATCTGCTCATATGCTTCTTGGGAAAGAAGAAGCTCACGAAGGCAATTCTTTTCATATAAGGATATCCACCCGGAATTGGCTTTGCAACTTTCAGTTTCTAAAGCGCTGAATTGTTTGGAGGGAGCATTAAAGAATGAATACTTTTCTTCCCGAACAGTAGTTCCTATCTGGCGTTCATATTCCAGGTTTAATTCATGCTTTCCTAAGAACCTGAAAGTATCATAGGTAGAAAAGGAATTCCGGTAAAAAAAGACCTTTTCATTTTCATAGACTCCGGTATCATTATAGAATATGCGCCTTTCAGACAGATAGTCATCATTACTGTCCATTAAAAACACTTCCCATGATTGAACAGTTTTACCGTACTGGGCATTCACCAGGTCAAGGTGATCAAACCCGACTTTGAATTCCACTACCGAGTAAGCAGTAAAGGCTACCTGTTCAGTTGCATTGACAACCTTATGGGATCCATCGGTGAAAGTGATGATCATAACCAGCCGGTACTCTACTCCTGATGAATTGGCTTGGAACAAGAAAAAAAGTTTCTCCAGCACTCCGCTGCGTGAATTCTTTGAGGTTGGAAGCCACGTAAGAAACTTGAGTTTATTTGCAGGGATTGAGAAATATTCCAGGTTATTCTCATTTAAAAAAGTCAGAAGTTCATGATTAAGCCCTCCGGCAAGAGCGTATTTCCATCCATCAGGGCGTAAGCCTTTGACTGTACCTGCGATACTTTCTGCAAACGATGCCCGGTATTTTAATAGGTAATCCCATCCATGAACTTTGACATTACCTGTTAATTCCGGAAATTCAAAGCGTGGCATCTGCCAAGTGGCAAACTTTGATAATAGGTAATCCGAAATATCAAAACTTGCACAGCCAGTGGGATCAGCTGGTTTAATATCTTCTCCAATCGGATTATTATACGAATCACGAATAAGGCAAAGAATACCAAAGTAATCCAGGTAAATATCATCGGTTCCGGGAATGTTCATCCCCCCAGCAACTCCCAGAACTCCAACATTAGATAAAATAACAGTACAATCGGCCCCGGCCTGTCTTGCCTGAAGAATAATCTTTCGCTGGCTCACCCCAACAGGATCCAGGGAGATTGTGAAATATTTTTGGATATAGTAATTTTCAATGAAACACTGATAGATATTATTGGCAAAGTCATTGAACGACTGGCCGGGATAACCCACTCCGAACAAATACCCGTCATAACCGGTCACTCCTGCGGTTTTAAAGACTAGGGTTTTTCCTGCAAATTGAAGAGTGAAAGAATGACCGATGATGGTATCAACTGAGGATACTACCAGCTCGAAGTAAGCATATGCGCCACACGAGAGAATGTAATTATCGGAGCAACCCTCAAAAATGACCGGATTCCCGGCAAAGGAAATAAGGTTGGGAGCTTGCGTAACATCAATCATGGTGCAATAGTACCATGAGATCACAATGGAATAAAGGACAGTATCAGGGAGCCGAGAAGCATTTGAGCTGAGTGGATTTGATTGAGGATTTATTCAATGTAACAGCAATTTCACTGATCAGATAATTTATTCCATTAATGCGGTAACGCTTGGTAAAGTCAAGGTCTTTCAACTCGATGAAATCCATCTGCTTTTCGATCTTGACACTCTTTCGATCATTCATGATCCAGTTGACCCAGTCCTTCCAATAGAGGTTGAATAAACCATTAGATCCAGTATAACGAAGAGAGAAATTGCTGTCATAGGCAAGTCCCCGAAGCAGAACTGGAGTACCAAACCAACCGAACATTCCAACCCAAAACAAACGTGGAGTGACCTTCTGGTTATCTGTGCCCAGATTCCCGCAAGTAACAATACCACCTTTATCAGCCAAAGAAGAAAAGATCGTTTCGTATTTGTTTTTGTCATCTCCCCATTTATAAAAAAACTTATCGGTGAGTGTTGGTCCGTTTGGCAGTTGTTGCCACTCAATGAGAAATGAAATGCCATTAACTCCCAACTGCCACCAGGAGTTGGTATCAACGATATAATAGATGTCACCCAGCCAGGTAAAAGGATATGGAGGAATATCCGAAAAACTCTGAACTGATCCTTTGATATAGTCGGTGATTCCTTTTTCCTGATCCAGCAGATCCTGGTAAACCTTATCCCCGGAATCGGGACCCAAGAGAAACCGAAAACCAGATATCGGATCAGCGATCTCCTGGGTAATTGCAAGAATATTCCTGGAAAACTCAATAACTTCGGAGTGAAGCAACACCTCTTTGTTGCTGACAATGCGAACAACCCTTTGTCTTGAATCAACCAGAAAGCTACAATTGAACCATTTTTCCAGTCCGCCGATGAATTCACTTACTTTCAACTTAGGCAGAAAGCGGCAGTAATAAAGCTGCTGAAGCCCAAATATAACTTCACTGATATTTACCGAATGGTAGATCACCAATCGGGAAAGCTCGACACTTGAAGTAAAAAATTCATCTTGTAGACGGTACCCGCAGTTTTCGGCCAGCTTGTTTAGAACAAATTTCAGATAGAGAAACGGTATCAGGATCGTGCGGTGCTGGCCGTCAGTTGTTACTTTGTGTAGTTTTCCGTCCGCAAAGATCAGGTTGTATGCCTGGAGTTCAGGGTTGGTTGCTTGTGGATCATAGAAGTCCAGGTTTGTGATTTCGGGCATGGAGAAATCACATTCAGGATAAAAATGAGTCAATGACCAGTTAAAGTAATCCATCCCCTGATCATCACTGGAAAAGTCTTTCATCCCGAAATCCAGCCGGTTTAAAATAAGGTCCTTCACTTCATAGTTGAAGTTACCCTTGTTGATGTAAAGGGTACCTTCAAAGGTTTTGTCTGAAGCTGTCTTGATCTTTATCTGACCGGTATAAAGAACCATCCCGTTCCAGCGGATACTTCCTTCGTATGTTTCATAAATGCTTTGTGTTGATGCAATTCTGTTTTTCCATCCAAGGATTGACATATTCCTTGGAGTGGTAGGAACTTTGAAAGGAAAGGAATAATCGCCAACATCATTGAACAAAGGTGATTTAAGGTTCAAAGAAACCGAAAAATCATCGGACAAGTCAAGCGGTTGGTCAGCAATTTGAATGGATAGCATAAACAGTTACAATTATTTTGAAACTTCGGCTTCGATCTGGTTGACTTTGTTTGTCGTTTCTCTTAAATGATCAAATGAGATGAAAGCAGGGATTCCGCTTTCGATCAGAGAATTTAGTTTATTGATACTTGCCGTAAATTCCGGATCGACGACACTTTGAATTCCTGTTGGAGTTGCAGGTGGAGAATCCATGTACCGGCCACCGGCCCGTTGTGGAACTCTTGCAAAATTGATCGCATCGATAACATGAGGGTAATTTACCATCAGGTTCTTTGTTGTTTTAGGATCAATGACGATCTCCTGGCCTGTCTCGCTGATCAAGGTCGGAGTGGAGTACAAACCGGTCTCGGGTGAATTTACTAACGGAACATCACGATAGAGTTTATTGTCATCCTGGCCTATCACCGAATAGCGGCCTGTAGCAGCTTCCGGTACCTTTTGACTCAGGATGTAACCGATTTGGATTGCTCCCAAAGCCGCAGTTATGATAGAGAGCACAATCCCAACTCCTGGACCGGCACCCAACGCAGATGCAACTGCCGTTGCAACACTGATCAGCGCATTGAACAAAGCCACTTCTTTGTTGCGAACGGCCTGATCATGCTCCATCTTCTTTCGTTTCTTATCCAGGTCTTTATCCATCCTGCTAACCTGCGAATCATACTGCTCTTTTGTGATGAGCTTGGCATCGAGTTGAGCCTGTAGGTTTGCTTTCTTCTTATTGTTGGCTTCTTCATCTTCCTTGAGCTGCTGGTTCTCAGCATCTGTCTGCATGGAGAAGATCGCAGCTAGGCCATCCACTGCTCCTTTTGCCAGGGAGATAGCATCATCAGCCACTTTTTTGGCTGTGTCTTTAGAAAGCTGAAGCTGTTTTGCTGAGACCTCTTCGGAAATCTGCTTTTTGATCTCAGCGGTTCGCTGCTCATCCCCCAGGTTTTCTTCCATCAGTTTTTTGTACCTGGCATTAACCTCGAGCTGGATCTTCTCTTTTCCCTTTGCCAGGTCCTGATCGCCCTTGAGTTTGAGATTATTCAGGTCATCTTCAAACTTCGTATCCCCTTGTTTCTTTGCCTCTGTTGTTTCCTGCTTCTGAGCAGTCTTCAAAGAATCCAGATCCTTCTGGATAGCTTTGAGCGCATCGGCTTTATTCTTTTCGGCCTTTATTATCTTTTCTGAATTACCTTCAGCAGCAGCTAGTTCTTCCTTATAGGCAAACTCTACTGCCCCGAGGATCTCCTTTTGAGCATCCTCGTACTTTTTGTTTACTTCGTAGATTTGCCTTTGGGTAATGCTCATTCGGGCAACCCGTAGGTTTTCGTGGATCTTCTTTACATCTTCTGCAAAAGCCTGTTCTGCCTGAAGTAGCACCTGTTTGATCTGGGCATCTCGCTGAACTTCCAAAGAAGATACATTGTTATCGATACCCTTTTTCTGCTCAGGTGATAATGTCTTTTCATTATCCGCTTTGAATTTCAAAGCCTTTTTGATCAGTGTATTGTACTTCTCTTCAACATTGCGGATCTCCTGCTGGGTCTGGGTGAATTTGTCAGCATAATTCTTCCCTTCAATCTCCTTGAGAGAATCCATCAAGTTTTTGTAAGACTCCTTGATTTTATCGTTGGCTTTGCCACGAGTATTCAATTCATCGGTTGCCTTTCGCATGTTGGTGCGATCTGTATTGGTTGCATCAGCTTCCCTTCCTTTGGAGATGTAATCATTGAGCTGATCGATCGACATTTTTTTCCAGGCAAGCTCTTCTTTGAACTCTGTCTTTCGGTTCTCAACCATACGATGGGTACGCTCCCGGTCATCCATCTCAGTCTTAATGACCATCTTGAGGGTTTCATCCTTGGTTTGCATAGCAATCGTTAGGATCTGGTTAGAAACCATATCCAGATTGTTATTAAGGTTCAATGAAGAATTGACTGCTTCTTCGGCAATTCTTAACTGCTCATTTTTGAATTCCACCGAATACACTTTCATTTTGTCAGCAGCTTTCTTGGCATTTTCAGCTGCTTCCAAAAACCAGCCTCCAGTTCCGGTGGTCCCGCCTCCGGCTCCCCAGTATTGTTTTACAAGTTTTATCTTCTCTTCCAAGGAAGTTGCTTCTTCAACCAACTTGGCATAAGCCGGTTTGGAATCATACAAGAGTTGCATGGAAGCAGCAAGGATTCTGTTTCGTTCACCTTCAGCCTCAGAAAGTTTCTTTGAAGCTTTCGACTGGGCTTCAGCAATGTCTTTGAGTTTATCTTCGGATTCAGCCAGGCGGATCTTCTCCATGTACTGATAGTTCACTTCCTCCAGGTGTTTTGCCAGAAACTGGTTGGTTACATCTTCATCTTTCATGCTACCCAAAAACTCCGGGTATTTCTGACGGAGATCATCGATCAACCGGTTACGTTCTGCCTGGTTGGTATTGGTGGCTTGTATCTGAAAGACAAGAGCATTCAAGCTTTCCTGTTCTTCACGGTATTTCTGGGCCATTGGAAGTTCGAAGAGCTTTTTGAAAGAATTCAAGGCTTGTGTGGCTCCCTGTACAAGTCCGTCGAACATGCCATTTGTTCCAAGAAGTGCCTCACCGATTGTTCTTTGCAATGCTTTCCAGCTTTTTCCCAGAAGTACCAACCTTCCTTCAGTGGTTTGCATCTCTTCTTCGGCCAGTCCTTTGTATTTTTTTGCGACAATGTCAATGGCAGCGCCATGATAGAGCTGTTCTTTCGATAAATCTTTGAATTGACTCGAAAGCTTTTGCAAACCCTTTGCAAGCCTGCCTTCCATTGTTCCGTCAAGATCTTCGACAGCCTTTTCCAAAGTCTGGCCGGTGACAACCGCCAGATCCTGGGCGGCTAAAATCGTCTTGCGTATCTGCTCCGGAGTCCTGCCCTGGATAGCCAGAAACTTTTCAGCCTGTTCTATCTCCAGGCGGCTATCCTTGGTTGATCCTGCCCTTTCTTTGGCAAGATCGATCAGTTCCCTCTGGGTAGCTTTATTGCCATCCAACACATCAAGGAGAAGTTTCTCTGCATCCCTG